TTTCTTCCCAGTCTTTGCGTGAAGCGATGTCGTTATCATAGGCAAGGATCAAATCCCCCGACAACTCCGCAAGCACCCCATTATCCAAACTTTCCGCCAAGTTAGCATCGAAATCCTCATCCCCTGTTTCATCCCCCGGAATGATTGTGATCTCAACTGACCCATCATCTAGCGTTACAATCTCAGGGTTAATAATCTCGATCTCCAACTCAGGAATATCCTCGCCCAACATATTTCCATCCCTTGCGGGGCTGCGTACAAACCTTTTTCAATAGCCATGGTATATCCTTAAGTTAATAGTACGCCGCTTTTCTCGGGTACGTGATTTCGTCTAGTTCATCGGTATTTAACCGTATAAACCCGCCATTTCTGAACCTTGCCAGCGCCATACTCGTGCAGTCAACCATATCGTCATTACCTGCGTTGGGAAATGCGGCAACCTGTTCGATCACCTCATCGGCCCATCTTTTGCCGGATGGATACCAAACCATTCCCGACCTTACAATATCTGAGACTGCATTCAGCCGGGCTATCTTGTCTCCGGTGCCCCTGTGGGGGGTGAATTCTTGTACCGGTATACCCGTTCTGCGTAGTTCTTGAAACAAAGGCGTTCCAGAGGACTTTTTTTCCACAATAAACGAGTCTGGTGACCACTCTTCCCACTCCCTCATGGCTAACGCCTTAAGCTCATGGAACTCAACACGTACATTGATCGCATTTAACAGGATAATATGGCTGTTTCCGCCAGTCAATTCGTCATCACTGAAAACACCCCAAGTCAAAAGCGCCGTATAGTCAGATCTGTTGTTCGTTTCAGCAGCGGCATCGAGCGTCATTATAATGTATTCGCAGTGTGGAGGGTCTGCTTTCTCCCAAGGCATCCACCACTCCCGCCGAATGATAGCGCCCTCTTCGGATGTCGGGTTTTGTTGGTACTGCGCGTTCCACTTAGCGACAGGTAGTTCGTCCTTAAGCGCCGTTAAAAGGTCTAAACTCCAGAATTCAGGCCACAAAGGTTGTCCGGAGGGCAGTATCGCTGGAAACTCAATGACTTCCCACTTCCTCGCCGTCCCGATCAATCATACTTTGCAGTACTTTGCCAACAAGGTCCTTTTGGACCATCGTGTCATAACAATTATAATAGCCCCGTTAGGCTGGAGTCGCTGTCTAGGGCCAGAGGTATACCACTCAAAAACGCTATCAAACACTTCCGGATTTGTGGCTGCTAATCTTGCTTCTTGTTCCGAGTGTGGGTCGTCAATAATAGCCAGATCCGCGCCCTTACCGGTCATGGTTCCGCCCACGCCGATAGCAAAGTACTCTCCACCGTGGTTGGTAGACCAACGCCCCGCCGCCTTAGAATCCGACCGCAAGGAAACGTTCGGAAATACTTGGGCATATTGTTCCGAGCCCACAAGGTTACGCACCTTACGACCAAATCCCACTGCCAATTCCGCCGTATTAGAGGCTTGGATGACTTTCTTCTCGGGATACTTGCCCAGAAACCAAGAGGGCAATAAATAAGAAGCGAACTCCGACTTAGTATGCCTAGGCGCCAAACAGATAATGAGCCTCTTTAGTTTTCCGTCAGCGATTTCTTGGAACTTCTGAGCCATAACCTTATGATGCCGCCCAGCCACAAATCCGGGCCACATCTCTTTGACATAGACCATAAAGTCCTTCTGAGACTTCTCACGCTTAATACTAGCCTCATACTCGGCAAGCATCTTTAAGAACCCCTCCTGCTCGTGATAAGGGAGCTTCTCTATGGCCTGAGCGATTTCATCTAGCCTCACTCTATATTCCTCAGCTTAAGATAAACCGGCCTTACGCTTCGAGCCCGCCCCTTCGTCCTACGGCAGACCCCTATCTCACATAGCTTATTCATTATCCTATGCACATTAGCTCTACTCTTATCCCCAGTAATACTCATTACATCATCTATAGATGGACCAAACCCAAACCGATTCCACCACTCGTCTATTACAAGGAAGATATCCTTCTGCCTAGATGTCATCTCAGATTCTAAAGCCTGCTCAAATGTTTTAAACTTCATTTCCCAACCTTTACAGTGTAAAGGTAGAATTTTTTATCCTTCAAAATCAATAACCTATAAACGTTATCCACAGAAAAACCCCTAAGTCTGCCTGAGATTCGCATCGTCTGGATTTTCAGAAAATATATCCCCCCCGGCACTGTCATTTTCATCACCTATGGGGGGGTCTTCCCATATAGAGGGGTGGGGTCTTCTTCGGCATCTTTTTTATTCTCGGGGGTGATTTGGGTCGATTCTAAGGGGGATTGTTCGTGTGGAGTAGTATGTATACTACATAGACCGTCGGGCGGCTCACTTAGGGTGGTGGGGGCTGGGTGGGGTTGCGGGGTTGGCTCTACCAAAGCTTCACCCAAACCTGACAGTTCATCAAGTAGACTACTCGCGTCGTCGTCTTTTACTGTCACGTCCTCAACGTCCACGACATTGCGCAATGATTCTAAGAGCTTAGTACGTATGTCAGCAGACTGATTGACTACTATAGTCTCCTTGCGATCAGTGAATGCCGCGACCTCAGACACCTTACCGAGCAATTCCAGCGCCTTGATGCGCTGCGCTGGCGGGCAATCACTGTTCAGTGCGTGTTTAGTTAGTTCATGGATTACGAGTTCGCGCAGATGTATGGGCGTTCGGTATCTAGCCGCTTCATGAGCCAACTTGTAGGCATCTATTGTCATCTGTATGTCAGCCCGTGACGCGAGCTTATGACCCGTGACAGCGACTGTATGTGGTTTACCAGTGCTGTTGTATGCCCCTCTGTACGCTCCTGACTTTGTTTCACCCAACGCAACCAATCGAGCAAATTCCTTTTGCTTGGCTGTCAGCTTAGAGACGGGACTATTCGCACCTAGCAATACCGTCTCCATCGGTATCTGATCGAGTCCTTCCTTTATTTGTTTCCTGCTTAGCCTAGCCATGCTGTTCCGTTCCGTTTAAAGATGCGGCGCGTTACTTGCACCGTTTTCCACTTACCACTGTTTCACGTGAAACGTGCGGTACAAAAAGAGGATATCAACACTGTACACAATCCCAGTACTGTATGCAACCCCAGTCTTAGGCTTTCCTTAACCCTTCCTTCTGATAATCGAAACACACACCGGCATTTATCTGCTACTCGCGCGCGCGTTTAACTCTATTAGTGCGGGGCAATCCGACAGTTCCTAGGCTTTCGCAAAACAGAAGGCACCCTTCCAAACATACGAATTGACCGTTTTTTGGTTCTGGTTTGTAATGGAGTTCTGCACTAATTACTAGTGTTCCACGTGAAACAGGAGAACCACCATGAACGACGACTACACCGCGCACGGATATGAAAGCCGCTGGGACTATCTCGACTCCATGGCAGTGAACTTTGGGATAGACAGAGCGACCGTTTACATGATAGCGGACGTACTAGGACCGACAGAAGATTTTGACGGACTGGTGACATCACTGGAAGATTTTGATTATTAAACCCAAGCCGGCGCCGGTCGGCGCCGGTAAACATACCGAGAGAAATAAAATGAAAGAAATCAAAATCACACAAGCGAACGCGCAAAAAATCGAAGCCGTTTTGCGAGAAATCAATTTGAAATCTACAGCTCATACGTACACACGATTTGATCAAATCGAAGCGTTAATTGTCGACGCTGAAAGCCGATTGACGGGGCTACTCAAAGCAAAAAAGCATTTGTAGGCGCGTTATTTGATGCGACTAGCGGTTTTGCTGTCGGCAATTCATATAAATATTCTCGCGACGCTACGCGCATCACTTTGACGCGCAAAGCTGGCTGGTATCTAGTTGGTGCGGTTTCTACCGTCATCTATAAAGAGGGCGGCAAAAATACTTAGTTGACATCTGATCAAGATGTAATCGCGTGCCAGGCAGTGCGCAACCAGTATCGCGTTCAATCGCTGTCAGAGTAGACCACTCAAGCCCGCATCAATCGTGGTGCGGGTAACTATACGGAGAGTAACAAAATGAAAACATATAATTTTGAAGCACAAGGTCTACCGTTGGGGCGCATCGAATCGCAAAACATTAAACAAGCTCTAAACCAGTTTGCATGTCAATCAAATTTTTTGACTGGAATGACATGCTAAACAATGCACGGGGACATGGCGGGAACACTGTTCAAGTCTTCGTGGTTAATAAGCAAGGATATTCAACTGAAGTGAAACACTTAAAAGCGTAATGACATACACTTGAACGCGCCAATCGTGGCGCGGGTAGCTAATCACTATATACACCGCCCAGCGATGGGCATCATTGGAGCATCGAACATGACTCGCAAAGACTACGAAGCAATTGCCGAAGCTATCCGCTGGGCTTATGAAAGCATTGAGCCTGACTACCAGCCGAACACTCAAGACCATATGAGGAACGGCATCAGCCGCGCATCAATCGCACTCGCCGAAAAACTGAAACAAGACAATCCACGATTTGACCGTACCCGATTTATCACCGCTTGCGAAGGAGAGCAACAATGACCACCGACATATCAGCGCAGGCACTCAGCCGAGCGCGTACTAGTCAGAGTATGTTGAATTATGCCTCAATCATAGCTGGATTTTCTGATCGAGGGATTGAAGATATCCGCCCTCGTGAAAACGTGTTCACCTATCACGCATGGCAAGCACTGGGGCGACAAGTAACCAAAGGGCAGACGGGCGTGCGTGTCCATACTTGGGTGACAGTCGAAAAGGCTGGGCAAAAGGTGACAATCCCCAAGACTACTTCAGTCTTCCACATCAGCCAAACGGAGCCAAAATGCTAACAGCAATCATAGAAACACCAGCAGGAACCTTCAAGGCATACGACCAAGGGACGACTGGCAGGTTATCGGAAAAACCTGCGATCGCTGGCACAACCAGCAAGAAAGCCCGCAATTTGGAGAAAAAACCTACGAACGCTGGCATAGTATTTGGCAACACGACCGACGCGCCAGCTTTGATCGAGCACTTGCCGCAGTCCCTCAGTCAGATCAAGCGACAATTTATTTCATCAAACCGATCGACTCAGCAGGAGGCTGACAATGAACCCACAACACAAAATCCAAAAAGACTACCGGCAAAAAGTGAAAGACTGTGCCGAGGCTGGCAAAACGCTGGCAATACAGTCAGCAAATGCTGGATTACATGAAGCATTATATTTGTACGCTAATCAAACGACCGAGGGAGCTGATGGAAGCTTGATGCTAGTCAGAGACTCAGAGCAACCGCCAGTGGGTTTTACGCTCGTGACCGGCGAAGGCTTGCGCGGACATATTCCCTACGAGCATTTTTTTCATGGATATACGAACGCGCGAGACATGAACGCATTTTATCTTTTGAAGCCAGTTCTTAGGGTTTCGCAAAACAGAAGGGAGCCTTCCAATATAGAGAATAGCGGAAGGCTAGCAAAATCAGGATAATGAAAATTCAAACACTTGAGGGAGTGAACAAAATGACCGAATACACATATCATCAAGACCCATCGCATGGCTGGATACAAGTACCAGTGTCAGAAGTGGTGCGCCTAGGACTTACCCCAAGTCGATACAGCTACCGAAACGCAGAGAGCGTTTTTTTGGAGGAGGACGCGGACGCTTCAAAATGGGCAAAAGCCAAAAGAGATGCAGGCGAGCAATTCACGCTGAAGGACGCTCACGTGAATTATGATTCATTCATTCGCAACTTGCCAAGATTCGGAGATTAAAAATGTATGTCAGAATAGACCTTAACGACTTTCGCGAAGCATTCAACCGAATGGGGCGCGGTGACAATTTCACTTATGCGGGGCTTGGCGAGTTATTCGAATATCTCGAAGAACTCGAACATTGCGAAGAACAAACCGAACTTGATGTAATCGGGCTTTGTTGTGATTTTGCAGAAGGAACCGCGCAAGAAATAGCAGGGGACTACAGCTTTGATTTACCCGACACCGAAGGTATGAACGAAGATGACGCAACTCAAGCAATAGCAGAATCGGTCAGGGACGACCTAGACAATGAAGGCGTTCTAATAGGCGAGACAGAGACAACCTTTGTTTATCGTCAATTTTAAGGGGATGACCATGCATTGGATAACTAAAGTCGAGGGTTTTGAATCGGGCGGTAACTGCCCCATTGACTTTGTGACGCTACACGATGGGCGCGTGTTGGGTATCAATAACGAATGCGTGGTGTTGTACGCGTCAATGGCTGATTTTGAAGCATTCGAGACAGTAGACAGACAAACGATAGACTTGGAGCACAATGATGACTAAAGAACAGCATCACACAATCTGCACGGCGTTAGCCTTGGGGCATTATTTTGTCGAAGGGCAGGCGCCAACGGGCGAGCAGTATGAAACAGACAAACAAGCCATGGCTGACGCATGGCAATTGATGGAACAACTACGAAAGCGAAGCGATCATGCATAACATTCTTAAGGGTATCTTATACGGCGCGGTTATCGGCGTGCCTTGGATTATTGTGCAACTACTTTTGGGAGTTTAATTATGAAAACCTATTCGGTCACTATTTGCCATATTGCGTACGCTACGGTAGACGTTGAAGCTGAATCAGAAGACCAAGCCGCTGAACTGGTTTGGGATCAATGGGACGGGGACGCTGACGATTGCGCTTCAAACGATATAAGTGACATAGCGGAAACGGAGGACTTTACCCATGAGTAAAGTATACGAAGTACACACGTACACACTTTGCGATGGCTACGTTAACACTTGGCTAAACGCAGACGACACGCCAAGACAGTACCAGACACACAGGCAAGCTTTGATCGAATTGCGCGATTACTTTGTAGACAACCGAGCCGCCGTTCAAGATGGCGAAATACTCGATTTTGAACATGATTTGATTATTGTGGGAGCGAGATGAATCTATATAAATTTAACTGCGTTGTGTTTGTACAGGGTGAGAGCCTAGCAGGGGCGCACGATCACTTACATGGAGAGGTGAAGTACCACTTCTTTTTGGATAACGACCTGATCGCACTGGAGAGTGGTGAAGGTGAACTTGTAGAGGAGACCGAAGATGAGTAAGCGAGATAAAGGAGATTGTTGTGAATGCCGATAAGGATTATGACCTATTGCGTCAAGCAGTAGACGCTCTTGCGACCGCAGACATTGTCCACAAATTTACAGATAAGGTATGGATAGCAGTAGATCGTACAAAATGGGACGAGTTTATGAAAAACGAGGAGAAGTTATGAGCACAGAAAGCAGAGAACTTATCAGCAGGTTTATTGATGTTTGTATAGATGAGTATGATTCTTATGCTTATTCGGCAGGGTATCTGGGCTCTTTGTTGGCTGATGTACTAGAACAATTGCCAGACAATCAGGCGCGACCATTTATCAGACAAATGGAAAAGAAAATCAACCCGAACTGACACTTTACAGATGGCTTTTTATCATGATAATCACAGGAGGCTTACAAATGACTGCTAACGACATAGCACACGAAATACTTAACGACGCGGACATTATCGAGGAGTTTGAAGATAGAGTTTTTATAAAAATCGACATTGAGCTTTGGAATGCATATTGGGAGGCAATCAAAAAATGCACGTATGTAACGGATTTTTATTCACGACCGAGCAGGAGGCTAGCGACTACGCGACCTACTACTTTGATTTAACCGGCATTGTATGTGCTATTGAGAGAATGTAATGAGAAGCATAGAAATTGTATGGAACACCGACGATGTGCGACTTGCGCGACCAGACTTGACAGAAAGCCAGTCTTGGGAGGTGCTGATGGCTGTCAAGAACGAGAACAACCACCGCATAGAAGTAAATTGGGACACCATAGGCGCTATGGCAACGTGGCTATATCCAGAGGAGAATGTGGCATGAAAAGAATTGAAAGCGTGGTTCTGAATACCTTTTTGAGCGACTATCCTGATACCAGTTACAAAGAGGTGATTGCTCTTATTGGATCGGACAGGGTTGAGCTTGTAGATTGGTTTCGACACTGCGAGCCAGATGATATACGCGAGGCAATGTACTATTTGTATATTGACACCAGCAACCTATTGGTCAGAGAAATACTGGATCACGACGACCGATACTCTAACACAACCTTTACATTGTAAAGGTAGAACAAAGACACACAAGATAGGTCAAATCATGTATTATGTTGGAAATCACTCATTGGGAGTGGTACTTATGGAAATTAAATGACTAAAGCAAAGCAGATTACAGATCTATTGTCCAAGGGAATGCTTCCTGCGGATATCTCAAAGAAGTTACGGGTAAGCCGAGCTTACGTTTACGGGATTAAGTCTAAACTAAAGAAGCGGGCGGCTAAAGATGCTGTGGTGATCGAGAAATCTAGAGTGCAACGAATTATTGAATGGTTTAAAAACCTATGATGGAGAGCGATATGAATGCAGGTCTAATGGAAGTAAACAGCACGTTCAAGTACACATCAGGTGGCAACGTTCAAGCCGTATGGAAACGGCATGGCTGGGTTCCCCCGTCCGATTACCGAGAGGATTACCTGTTCAAGCTTAACCGTGAAGCGCAAGGAGAAGATAATGCGTAAATTAATTGCTGGCTTATTGTTGGCAGGTTTCACTACTGTGGTGTACGCACAATGCCGAACTAGCACTATAACCACCCCAGATGGCACATTCGTATGCACCACATGCTGTTACGCGGGTAACTGCAACACTACTTGTTACTAGGAGAAGATGATGGAGTTGAGTAAATCCGGTGGCCCTGCGCACCCAACATTAAACGGCACGGCACTAGACGACAACACCTTCCGTTTCGAGGGCATGACGTTGTTTGACTTCTATGTAGGTCAGTTACTGCTAACAGGTAAGACCCCTGCGGCGGCGGTCAAAGATGCTGGTAAAGTACTGGAGATTCGCAACGCACACCTTATGGAGAAGTAGAATGAAAACGATTGTCCATGTAAATCAGCATGTCATTAAAAGCAACGCCAAGAACGGCACTAACGACCCAGTACTGACTGTTAAGACTTACAAGGACAAT